AGATATTATGGAAAATCAAGAAGTATTGAAGGCTATAGCTACCCTTGCTGATAAGGTGAGTCGTTACCACGAACGTTTATTAGCAGTGGAAAGAGAAAAGAAAAAATTAGAAAAAACATTGTCAGAACATCTACAAGGCTGTAGTTGTCATCCTACTATAGTAGGAAAACCTCATAATCCTAATGAACAAGTAATGGTAACTGGCTTAGATGCTGACGTAGAGTGCGAAGCCTGTAGCGCTTAATTATTCAATATCAAAAGAAAAACATATTGAGTAGCGCATAGATGAATTACCTGCCCAAAGTAAAGGCGCGTGATAATTATCTTTTGTAAATAATATTGCTCTATTTGGTCTAAAGCCAATATGTGTATTTAAAGTCAGATTACCCCTGCCATCAGGTTTATAAAAACCTGTACCGTTGTTCATTGTTTCGTCCCCTATTAAATATATTAAAACTTGGTATTCTCCTCCATAATCTACATGTGGTGCAAATTGTTTTTGTGAACTTACTATTGTATAAAGAGGAACTTGTATTGCTTTCGGATCATGTAAAAATTTTGGTTTAATTAAATTATAACACGCTACTGCAACGTCAGATTCTAATGGAATTTTTTCTTGAAACCAATAAGCGCCACCATCTGTTCCTGAAACTTTTTCAACACCTTTTCTATTTTCAATAGGAGGAGGTGTAAAATCAACTTGCAGTATGTTCTGACAAATTAAATTATATTCTTTCTGTGTAAAATAATCTTCTACTACAAATATTTTTGACACTTTATTTTGGCGTTACGCCTAACATATCCGCTAAAGAAGGAGCAAATATTTTAACATCTTTTCTGATATGTTCTTCTTTAGTTTCTGTGTTAGGATTAGTAATATCATTTTGCATCTCTTCTTCTGATCCATACTCATGACCTGTAATTGTGTTTGTAATTATTGTTTCTGATCCACATTTAATGTGAGGCACTACTCTTCCATCATCAAGAGTAATAGTGCCAATTTGTTCTGCTTCTTGTACTATTTTAGGCATTGATGCTCCTTTTTAATTTTAAATTAAAACTTAAAATAATTCTCTCTTCTGTAGATTTATTTATTTCTACCTCATGATTAAGCCATGAAGGAAAAAAAAGCAAGTCATTGGGCTTAGGTGTCCACCGTACACGATGCGCTGTATGTATACTTTCATCAGGTTTTTTTGGAGGAGATAAAACTTCTCCTTGAGGTCTAGGATCATGAAATACTAAAGGTCCGCTATTTTGAGGAACTTGTAAATAAAACACACCTGATAAATAATTAAAAGGATGTGAATGTAATTTATTTTTGCTACCAGGACCATTGATCACGGACCACATACCACTCATTTCAGGAGTCATATGATCTTCTACAGATAAATGATTCATAGCTTCTTGCCCAAGATTTACTATTTCTGATTGAAGAGTGCTAAAACGTCTATCTAAATGCAAATCATCTTGGCTATGCCAACCACCCTCGTTTGTCTTATATAATCCAGTGGGATCTTGCTCTCTAATTTCTTTAACAACTTTTACAAGATCTTCGTATCCCGCTAAATTTATTGTAAAGACAGGGGTAACAAATAAAGAATGTAAATCGATTATAAATCTCCTTTTGTAATTTCTAAAACAGATACTGTAACATGTATTTGATTAGCAGCATTTGCTTGCACGTATAATACATCACTTTCTTCTAAAACTAAAGGCTGATCTAACAACTGCACTGTATTATTTGCAGTTATGCTTTTTTGATTAAATAATACAAAAGTAGCAGAAGCACTAGAATCTAAGTATTTTATGTCTGCTAAAGTAGCGTTTGCTGAGTCACTAGCTACTAATATTGATTTAATTACGGCTGTAGTAGGAAAAACAGGAGCAGTGCCTGTAAGACCAGGAGAAGCTGTTGGCACCGTATACACGGCGTTTAAATCCGTATTTACAACATCTAAAGAAGAATTTTTAAAAAGATCAGCCAAGGTACCAACTCCTTCCTGCTGATTTATCTTCTATATCTTGCGCGTAAGAGGTGTTTAAAATTAAAATAAGTTGTTCTAATAACCTAATTAACTGATCTATTTGACCTTGCTCATATTGTGGTGTTGCGTTTGGTAATCTTGTTATTGTTATTTTAGCCATTATCTTCTTCCGTCTGGTCTAAGTTGTAATTTCATAGAGCCTAATCTCCAATTTGATTGATCTACTTGATCAGTGACAAAATTTAATTTTACCGATCTACCTCTACCTCTTACATCAATTTTAGTTGTAGTACTACTAACATTACCTGATGTAGTTACGGTATCTGTAGATTGTGGATAATCTTCTAAAGTCAAAGTTACTTTTAGTTCATCATTTAAATTTGTAAAATCTGGTACAAATCTACTGACTGACATAAACTGATCGCCATCTCCTATTTCAATAGATCCTGTTGTTAACGATGCGGATAAAGCTGTACCATCAGCTTGATTATTTCCTACTTCTTGATTGTATACATAACTAGCCCCTGCTGTAACACCAAGAGGTGTATTACTTACCCCTGTGCTTGTTGTAGCGTTGGCTGTTAAACTAGCATTGTATTCGGTAGCTATAGGATTTTCGTAAGTATATGCTCCGAGATACGTAGTTCTACCTAAAGTAGTAGTATACCAAGTGCCTTCTAAATAGTTGTAAACCACTACTCTATCAATTTGTGTAGCACTAGCAGAAGGATAAAACCAAAGTATTTCATTAAACTCAGGATTAACTCCACAAGCAATGTCATTTTTGTTGGTATAACTTATATCATCGTACACATAATCTTGTACAGAACATGGCATTTTTTTGACAACCCCATCATACATATAAAATGCATCATCACCCATCCAAAATGCTTGACCATTTACGTCGACAGCCGCATGTTGTGCTATCAAACCACAGTTAGCCCCAAGTTGTCGTTGACCAAAAGTAAAAGGCGTACCAACAAATTGAATGCCGTGTAATGAAGTATCTGTCCATACAAGTATTTGACCTGTAGATCTAACAGCTCCTACAATACGAGAACCATCAGCAATTCTAAGTGAACCTGCTTCGTTTTCTGCAGTAGGGGAAAAGACAGTTAAACTTTCTCTATCGGCAAATCTAAAAAATAAATCATCTTGAGTGGCTGCATCTGTAACAGTTGTACAGGTGCCAAATAAAAATAAATGTCGTGTATCAGCAGAAACTAAGTTAAAACGAGAAGCAACAGGTGCGGTAGCACCAAGGCTCACGGCCCGTGTCGCTGTACCATTTGATGTATCCCATTTAAAAGTTCCACCATTTAAAACAGTAGCTATAAGATCTTCACCAAAATTATCTAATGACCATTGTCTTGCGTAAATAGTTACACTTGAAGAGGAACGAGGTGTGCTCCATGTGCTGTTACCCCATGTTAAAACGCCCCATCCATAACCATAAGTAGATGTAGAAAGACCAACAGATATTTGATAGGTAGCAGTTACTGAACCACCACCAGATGCCGTAGATCCTGTAGCATTGGTAGGAAAATTAATTGTATAACTATTTGGATTAATAACAGATATTATTTCAAATTCATTATTAAATTCTAACCCGTCAACAACATTATTAGTAGTACCATCACTGAATTGTACAAAGTCACCTACACTAGCACCATGACTAGCGTCTGTGACTGTTACTCCCGAACCACCACTTGTAGTTTCAAAAGGATTTGTTAATGTACCACTTGTGCGTCTAATAGGCGTAATGTCAAATACAGCGCCCTCTGAATACAAATATAACTTTCTGTCTGTTCCTAAAGCCATATACCTAGTGCCATTTAAACTAATCCACGCATGAGTATCTCTTACAACTCCAATTAATGTTTCATTAGGATTAGGTAAATATTCCCAACCTTTCCATCTTTCAGGCTTTCCGTAGTGAAATCGAACTAATTGGGCGTCAACGTAACGACGATCGTCGCCCGCTGCGTAAGGGGAATCCTGTTTGTCTACACCAGGATTAAACTTTAAATCGGTTAATTGCATGCAGGCACATACTAAATTATTTCTTAGTCTGTGGCAAGAATTGAGTAGCTACGTTGCCTTTGAAAGCATAATTTCCATAATGTGTCATGCCACTTGTAATATCAGCATACACTTTACCTCCTATTTTTTGCCATAAACGACAAAAAGCGTAATCTTCAGATAAATATCTTTTACTTTCAGGATCAATCATTGTGTCAAAAAACGCATAATTCCAATCAGAAGTATCGTGATAATTAAATGTTTTATCATGAGGATCGTTTAAATGTTGATCTGACTTAAATTTAAGATCAGGACAAGCTTTAGCCATTTTTTCAAACACTTGTCTTTTAATTAACATAAATCCCGTTGCACCATCTAATACTTCTATAAACCCATTTTTTACTTCAATCTTTTCAGGATTTTTAACATTAAGATTATATTCTAATGAAGCAGCATGTAGTTCAGGTATGGTAATATCATTATTATCAAGAATTCTTTTTTTAACTTTACGCCAATCAATAGTTTTACGTGGATATACACCTGTCACTACTTCTTTATCTAAATCTAGCATACGAAAAACTATTTCAGGATTAAATGCAATATCAGCATCTATAAATAAAAGATGACTATATTTTTTTTCGTCCATAAATAATTGCACTAATGTATTACGGGCTCTTGTAACTAAAGATTCATTACCAATTGTACCAAATTGTATTTCTATTTTTTTAGTTGCTGCTAAAGCTGTTAATTGCAAACAACTTTTAAAATAATCTGCTGTAATCATGCCACCATAACAAGGCGTGCCTATAAAAATTTTTTTCATTTATTCTCCCATAATGATAGTGATAAAACAATTCTTTCTGTTGAAGAAAAAACATGATGTAAATTATTTTTATAAATATATAAAATGTCTCCTGGATTTATTTTAATATCATTACCTTTTATATGGTAATAAGTAGTTTTATATATTCCTAAAATAATAACATGCTCTTCGTCAATATGACTAGCTCCAACTTCTCCTTTAGTAGAAAAGAAAAAATCTAAATTACCTAATTTGTGTTTAAAAACATTACTTATAAGTTTTTCTATATATGCTGTATAAACACTAAAAAAAATAGTAGTGTCTTTATTTAACACATTTACAATTTGAAAAATATGAGCACTATTTTTTGGATAATAATTAGTAATTGGATATGTATTATAAAATTCAAACAAACTGTTAAAATTAAAATTTAAACCAAAAGATTTTAAATCAACGGCATTTTTTAATAGTGTGTAACTTTTGTTTTTGTATGCTTTTTTAATCGTATTAATTTTCACTATAACTTACTGTTAAATATTCTATTTTTTTTAACCATCCTTTTGGTATAGCAATAGCTCCGCCCCCAGATATATCATCTTTGTCTTTACTATATGAGCGCATAATAATTACTTTTTCAGGACCATTGTGAACCATCCATCCTACTTCTTGACAAATTGCTAAAGGTGCTTTCATTACATCTTTTATATCTAACCAACCTGTTTCTGTATCACGAGCATCAACCCACGTCACACGGACCATAGGGACTTTATTTATATTCATCTTCTTTTTTTATCAACTCTAAATTAAAAGACACAGATCGTCGTTCTTCGTTTTGTGTACGAAAAGGATAAACGCCATGTGCTAACCAATGTGGAAATAAAAATATATCACCTACTTTTGGAGAGTGTTGATGTTTGTGACCACTAAAAGTAGCTGCTTGACCATTAAACCAACAAATATCTCCTACAGTTGGATAGTGATCTTCTTTAGCATATTCTTTTGGTAAACTAGGAGGCACACGTAAATACATTACGCCTGATAGTTGTCCTTCATGTATGTGAAAAGGATTAAAGTCTCCAGCCCACTGACTTACAACCCACATAGATTGTATGACCATTTTACCAACATACTCAGCACTAATTGTTTCACTTGCAGGTGGAATAGAAATATATTGTTTAACCATCTCACCAATAAATTCTATCATCGGTGCACAGTCTTGACTTCCCATCCATGCAGGATCATAACGTACTTCTTGCTTGACATTGCCTGCAAGATGAGGTGCGTGATCAAATTTTTTAGAAAATTCTTTGTCGTCCATCATCTCTGATGCTTTATCGTCTAATAATTTAATTAAATTTTTAGGTAGTTTACCTTTAATTATTGTTGGACCAAAGGGTCTAATAGCTTCAAATGTGATTACTTCGTCTTTCTTTTCCATGGTATCCTTTCTTTCATGCAAATATGTATTGTCATATAGCAATATTTTGCCTATAAATATACAATTAAATAGGCTCACAATCAAGGCCAGCCTCCTTGCCTTTATAAACAATATCATGAATTGCTAAGGAGTACATGTTAAAAAAAATAGCGAGAAGAATACGTAAAGCAGTAAGAGATGTCGGCAGTTTTGCTGAAGATAATCCTTTACTTACTTTAGGTGGTCTGGGTTTAGGTTTTGGCGCTGGAATGATGCCAGGTGGCGCAAAGTTTGGACTAGGAACATTGTTTGAAAATCTAGGTAAAGCTGGACCATTAGCAAAAAATATTATTGGCGGATTTGACAAGGTTGTACCAGGTGGTGTCATGGGTGACGTTGTTCAAGAAGGGGGTGGCATCCTTGGAACAGGACAAGATATTTTAGGAGCTCTTACAGGCAAAGAAAAATTTAGCGGAATAGCTAGTATATTAAATGCTTTCTTAACAAAAAATGCATTAGAAAAAGAAGCAGCCGCAATAAGAGAAGAACGAAAAAGACAAGAAGATAAACTTAATTTAGTATCAAATAAATTTGATAGTTTTACAGGAGGATCACCATTTGTTAATGAGCGTTTTGATGTTCTGCCAGAGGGTGTTGAATACATAACAGATGAAGAAGGAAGAATTACGGGAAGAACTGATGACATAACTTATTCTGCCCAAGGCGGTATTGCTCAATTAAATATGGGTGGCAATCCACAAAACAGAATGCATTTTAGTATGCCTGTTAGACGTGCAATGGGTGGAAACATGAATGGTAGTTCAGGTATTGACCCACAAATATTTGATCCGCGTATGACTGGTAAACAAATGATGAATAAAATAGAAGACAATCCTGGTATTACATCTTTCTTTCCAAGAAAATTAGGAATGATTGATGGTCCTGGTGGACCAAAAGATGATAAGATACCAGCAATGTTAAGTAATGGTGAGTTTGTATTTACAGCAAAAGCTGTGGACAATGCAGGTGGACCAAAAGCAATGTATAATATGATGAACAAATTAGATCCAGAATCTTCAAAAGGTAAGGGTATAATATAATGGCTGTTTCATACGGATTTGCACAACCTCCTTCGTATATAGAAGAGTTTCAACGTAATCTTTTACAAGGTGCTTTTGATGCTACGCAAAAACCTTTTTCTATTCCACAACAAGGAATAGCAGGATTTCAACCATTACAAGAAGGTGCCATAGCAGGAACAGCAGGGTTATTTGGCATAGATCCCACAACAGGTAAACCAACTGGTACGGGCGCTGCTTTTGATCCATATTTTAAAACAGCTCAAGATGCAATTGGTGTGGGTATGCAAGGAGTTGGTGCTGGTCAAACAACAACAGCTATGGGTATTCCTTCATTACAAGCTGCTCAACAACAATTTGATCCATCTACAAGTAACTATCAACAATTTTTTAATCAGTATCAAAGTGATGTAACCAAAGAAGCTTTAAAACAAATGGATGAGCAAGCTGCTATGCAG